AAGACCCGATTTACCGTAAGACTCCACTTGGAAGAGAAATTACAGACTTGTTGGTGGCAGTAAACCGTTCCTATAGCAAATCTGATTACATTCCTTGTATCTGCTGGAGTAGAAATGCACGCCATGCATCTGGACTTCCGCTTGGAACACATTTAAAAATTACTGGACGCATCCAGAGTCGGGATTATATCAAGCATCATTCGAATGGTGAGGAAGAAGAAAGAAGAGCATATGAGATTTCAGCATCAAGAATTGAGGTGATTTCTGATGAGAAATAGAGCAATTAATGCATTGATTGAGATGGGAATGTCGGCTAGCTTGAAAGGATTTTATTATATTGCAGACGTCATGGAATTATATCATGAAAGAAAAAACGATTATATGAATATGACCGCAACATACAATCAGATAGCCGAAAAATATGGCATTACATGGCGTTGTGTTGAACATTCAATTCGCAATGCTTTTAACACATTAATGAAAAAAGGAAATAGAACGGCAATAGAAAAGTATTTATCATATGACAACACCACAAACAAAAATTTATTACGCTTATTTCATTTAAGACTGGAACAGGAATTGGAGGAATAAAATTATGCGAATTATTTTAAAATCATTACACATTGAGAATTTTAAAGGAATTAAAAGTCTTGAAGTGAATTTCTCAAATAAAACAAGTATTAAGGGGCAGAATGCAGCCGGAAAAACAACTATCTTTGATGCTTTTACCTGGTTGCTTTTTAACAAGAATAGTGCAGGAGAGGAAAAGTTTAATGTTAGGCCTTTGGACAAGGACGGTAAGAAAATTGATAACGTAGAAATCAAGGTTGTAGGTGTATTGGACGTGGAAGGCAAGGAAGTAATGCTTTCTAAGGTGCAGAAGCAGAACTGGGTTAAGAAGCGTGGAACCGACACCGTGACTTTGCAGGGGAACCCAAATTCATATGAGATTGATGGTTATCCGAAAAGTGAAGCTGATTTCAAGGCATATGTTTCCGAGCTGTCGCAGAGTGAAGATATGTTCAAGTTACTGACCAATCCACAGTATTTTTCTTCTCTGAAATGGAAAGAGCAGAGAGATATTTTAATAAAACTTATAGCAGAGGTTTCAGATATGGAACTTGCACAGACAGATTCACAGTATGCTCCATTGCTTAGTGAATTGGAAAAAGCACCATCCACAGACGATATTCGTGCTAAGTTTTCCAAAGCACTTACAGAATGGAAGAAAAAACAGGCTGAAATTCCGGTCCGTATTGATGAAGCCGAGAAATCCAAGGTTGATGTGGATACTGCAGAGCAGGAGTTATTAAAGACTGATTTGGAACGGCAGATTAAAGAAATTGAGTTGCAGATGAAATCTTCATCCAAGGTGATTGATGATTTAGAGCAGCAGAAATTCGAATTACAGTTTGAAATTAATGATTGCAAGCGCAAGGCAAATGAATCACTTATTAAAGAGCGGCGGTCGTTGGATGACAGAAAGGATGAAGCAACAATAAAATTCAATGATTTACATAAACAGATTACAAAACTGGAAAGTGAAATTGTTGAAAAGAAAAAGAGAATTCCTACATTGGAAAGCGAAAAAGCAGAACTTGGAAAGCAGTATATGAGTGAAAAGGAAAAGACTTTTGATGAATCATCGTACCTGTTTGATGAATCTAAGTGGAAATTTGATGAATCAACTACAGTCTGTTCATTATGTGGACAGCGGTTGCCAGAAGATAAAATTGAGCAGTTGAAGACTGATTTTGAAGAGAAAAAAGCAAAAGCAAAAGAAGATGCTGCAGAACGCTTAAAAACAATAAGAGAATCATTTAACAATCAAAAGGTTGCAGAATTGAACCGGATTGCTTCTCTTGGTACTGATAAGAAATCAGAAATTGAAATAATGAAATCTGATATTGAAGATGCAGAAAAGAAACTTCCAGAACTTCGTGAGCAGGAAACAGAACAGATGAAAATTAAAAATGAATGTATAAAAAAACTATCAGAGTTGCCGGAAGAAGCTGATTTGAGCACCAATGAGGACTACAAAGCATTGATGAAGAAAAATACTGATTTGCAGTCACAGATTGATTCTGCGAGAGCAAACAGCATTGATACATCGGAATTAGAATCGAAAAAATTAGAATTGGAAGCTGCATTAGAAGATGCAAAAACAATCATTGCACAGGCTGCTAAGAATGTTGAAATTGATGAGCGCATTGCACAGCTGCAGGCAGAGCAGAAAGAAATCGGACAGAAAGTTGCAGACCAGGAACAGATGCTTTATCTTTTAGAATCGTTCATCAGATATAAGTTGGACAAGGTTTCAGATTCTATCAACAGTCATTTCAAAACGGTTAATTTCAAACTCTTCGAAATTCAGTTAAATGGCGGCATGAAAGACTGTTGTGAGTGTACAGTAAATGGCGTTCCGTATTCGACTTTGAACAGTGGTCACAGAATCGTAGCAGGACTTGATATTATTCAGTCTCTTAGTGAGTTATACGGTGTAAGCGTGCCGATTTTCGTTGATAACGCGGAATCGCTGAATGAGTTCAATGTGCCGGATATGGATGCACAGTTAATTCTTTTGAGCGTTTCCGAGGACAAGCAGTTGAAAGTTGAAGCTATGTGATATGGACTATCCAATAAATGCAAAGGCAATCGAAATCATTGACAAATACATAGAAGCAGGGGAAACGCTTGACCTTGGAACCGAAAGGTTTTGTGTGGGAACATTCAAAGCTATGTGTGAAGAAGTATTTCATAAGAAATGCGTTATGCGTTTGGTGCATAGAAAGGGCGAAGAACCTAAGTTTACCAAGTGGGATACGAAATACGATACATATTTTCAAGGCAACACGTTTTATTCGTTTTCTTTTCTTGGTGGCAGATTCGGTTCCGGGTATCGGTACTTTCTGAAAGGCAAGTGCGAATTATATTTTGAAAAGCACGCAAGACAGATAATAAGCCTGTTTCTTTCGGAAAGATGCATCAGTATCGAAGATGCAATACTTAAAACGGACTGTTTCTTAGAACTGTGGAATGTATTTGAAAAATGGTTCGATGATAGGAGAAATAAATTCATGGAAAATATGAAAGCAGATATTCAAGAAATTCGGAGCATGTCAACAAGAAAAACACCGCAATCGCATGGCGGTGTGGCTAACCTGCTGAAAGTTCTGACAAAGACAATGGAAAAGCAAGGTTCTGATATTGCGAGTATTGCAAAGGTGCAATATGCGGTATGCGTGCAGGCAGGAATCTATATTCCGGACGAGTTCATCAGAGATGTTGCGGTTACATTGGATATGCCAATTAACAATGCAGAAAGCGAGGATGCCGAATGTCAAGAGTAGGAATTGGGAACAACGTCACACAGCCGGATGCACGGTGCATGTCATGCAAGCGTTGGAAGAGTGCAAGTAAGAGAGGATTCTTTGATTTTGCGGAATCCGGACATTGTTCTCTTCCGTATTGCGAAAAAGACGCGAGAAATAAAGGAAAGAGAGGCGTGTATAAATGAGCATTGGAACATTAGGAATAATGGAACGGATGTCACAGAAGAATAACAAGGACTTAAAGGTTTCCCCATTATCCAATATCATATCTGCTCATAGTGGCAAGGACGGATGGGGAAATGTGACAATCGCTATGCCAAATGAAATTGTTATAGGATTACTCACAAAGCCAGATAGCTATATTGGCGGATTATTGATTTGCAGTAAAGAAGAATTTGAAAAGGAAAAGAAAGTAGCGGAAAGTGAGGCATCAGAATGAATTATATCAAAGCAAAATTTCCAAACAGCACCAGAAGTTATACATACCGCACCGAGGATAATGTAAAAGCCGGTGACACGGTTGTAAATGCCAAAGGTGCAAAGCTGACGGTTACAGATGAATCAGTTGATATGAAGTGGGTGGAGACCTATGGTGCTGATAAGGTGGCAGTTGTAAATAAGCATGAGGAACCAGAGAAACGGTATATTGTCGAGCGCGAGTTTGAGCACGCAGGCTACAAATGTATTGTGATATTTGGCGCTATTGGCCACAGATGCGGTTATGTCGGTATCCCAAAGAACCATCCGTTATACGGAAAGGATTACAGTGATTACCTTGAAATTAAGAAATCCGATGTTGGTGACAGAGAAGTAAGTGGAATTTTCCCTTTGCTTGGTGCTTGCATGGATGAAGATGAAAGAATCCGCATTGAAGCATATTTCCAGTGCCACGGTGGTATTACATACGCAGGCGGTGGAGAACATTCAGATTATCCAATCGAAAGTGATTTGTGGTGGTTTGGATTTGATTGCGGACATGCAGGAGATAAGTCGGGCTTGGATTATGCGATACAGAAGTTTCCGGGCCATATAAAAGAGTATCAACTACGAAAAATGGTTGAAAGTAAATATCCGATTGATGATGTTATCCGCACCGAAGAATATGTGGCTGATGAGTGTAAGAAGTTAGCAGAGCAGTTAAAAGAATTTGAAGAAAGAGAGGAAAAATAAAATTATGGCAGAAACAAAGAAACAGGAAGTTGCGGCACAGGGAAAGCAGGAAATGAATACACAGCTTTCCTATTATGCGAACCAGTACACAGGGCTTATGGAGCGTGATTTTGCGGAACATGGACTTTTGTTTGATGATTATTCCAAGCAGTGTGCTATGGCATCTATGAGTGCGATTTACAACCTTGTTACATCCAACAAAGCCGCTATGAGCAACTTGAATGGTTCTAATTTGAGACAGGTTATTGGACAGGTGTCAAGCCTTAAGCTTAATGCAAATGCTGTACCAAGAGAGTGCTATTTCCAGTTGAGAAGTAAACAGGATGCAAACGGAAACTGGTATAAGGAAGTCGAAATGGGAATCGAGGGAGACGGCAACGATGCACTTCTTCGTAACTTTGGTGTTGATGTTAAAAAGGTATATCCAGTATGGCTTGTGAAAGAAGGGGATGAATTTACATATCCGAAGCACAGAGGTGTTGAAGTTACGCCGCCGGAGTGGGAAGAAAAAGGATTGTCACAGAAAGTAATCCGTGTTGTTTATCCTGTTGAAATGAATGATGGAAAAATCGAGTACATGATCGCAGAGCGTGAAAGCGTAAAAGGAAATCTTTTCGCTCATGTCCGTAATAATCTGTTGAATGAAACTTTCGGTTTACTTGGAACAAAAAAAGATAAGAATGGAAAGGTTGTACCTAGAACGAGATATGATGCTACGGATGAAGAAAAGAAAGCTATCGCAGAAAAGAAAAATGAAATTTTGAAAGCACTTTTAGACTGTAAGACTATTGAAGATATGCTTGCCTGTGAAGTCGCAAGACCATACATGAGCGCCGCATGGCTTGATACATCGGAATCCATGATTGTTCGTAAGATGCGTAACAATGCAATCAAGAAGCACCCGAAAGACCTCAATGCTATTGCAAAACAGTCTCTTATGCAGATGGATGAAACTTATCAGCAGACGCAGGAAGAAATTGCGGAGAATGCCAATTCAGAGCCATTTGTTGTAGCTGAATCCGAAGCTATTGAGACCGGGAGCGAAGTAGTTGAACCACGACCAGAAAAAGTAGCCGGAGAAGTTGTTGAGAATGACGATGTACCGGATTTCATGAAGTAGTGGTGCCTATGGAAGTTATTTCATTTTTAGAGTCAGTTCAGAAAGGTATGGCTGATAATATCTACAACTTTTGCAAGGATGGGAAATGCAGCCAGTGCGGAAATTGTTGCAGTAACTTACTTCCCATGAGCCAAAAGGAAATTGATGTTATTCGCCGGTATATTCGCAAGAAGCATATTAAAGAGTGTCAACATATCGCACCGACAACAGCAACTTATGACATGACTTGTCCGTTCCTTGATACCGGAAAGAGTTGCGAGAAATGCAGAATCTATCCGGTTCGACCGGAAATCTGCAAGCAGTTTATTTGCAACAATGAGCAGAGGGCAAAGCACAACCGGAAGTTGTTAGGGCAGACACGAAGTATTGTTGATGTAAGAGAAGAATTTTTCGGAAAGTGAGGTGGTCTATTGGTTGAAGAATGGAAATGGGTAAAGAGTTTTGAGGGTGTATATCAAGTATCAAACCTTGGAAGATTGAAGAGTTTCAAAAAATATTCTGATGGTTATATTCTTTCTGAAAAGAACGAAAAGGGAGGATACTTGAGTGTTGTCCTTTATGATCCAATTCAGAAAAAGCGACGTTGTACTAGAATTCATGTGTTGGTGGCAGAGGCTTTTATAGGAGAAATACCTAATGGTTACCACGTTCACCATATTGACGACAATAAACAGAATAATGTTGTTACCAACCTTGAAATCATACATCCAAAGAATCACCGAATAGAAACATCGAGACAGCACCCACAAATCAATACCGGGATAATGAATTACAATAAGTTTGAAAAACCAAAGCATGTTTTGCAGTATGATACAGATGGGCATTTTATTGCCGAATATGCAAACGGGCAAATCGCAAGCAGGCTTACTGGAATTTGTCAAAGAAATATTTTACAGGTGGCAAACAAAGAAGAATATAAACCTGGGAAAATAAGAAAACAAGCAGGTGGATATATTTGGAAGTTAAAGGAAAGTGAGGTGGTTTAAATGCTTATGCGTTGTTGCGGTTCATCGTCAGCAGGCAACAGTTACGCTTTAATCAGCAGCAGTGGTGAGATTCTTGCTATTGAAGCAGGTGTGAAATTCATGGACTTCAAGAAAATGATTGATTGGCGTATTTCTGATGTGGCTGGATGTATCGTCTCACATGAGCATGGTTAGGAGACCATGCGCGCTACATAAAAGATTTCATGCAGTCTGGCATCCCGGTTTATACAGCGTTTGAAACGCAGACCGCACTTGAAGTCATTACCGGAGAGCGTACGACAGCCATCTCGCCTAACAAATCGTGTCAAATCGGCAGTTTTACAGTAGTACCGTTCAATGTGCCGCATGACACAGAAATTGAGTGCTATGGCTATTTAATCAAGCATGAGGAAATGGGTAAGTTGTTATTCTTGACCGACTTGGAATATTGTAAATACGATTTTTCAAACCAGATGGTAAATCACATTCTTTGTGAAGCTAATTACGATATGCAGTTTGTAGACCGTGACGAACCGAACTATGAACACCGTCTACGAGGGCATATGAGCCTTGATACGGCACTTAAAT